AAGGACTCGCGGATACTGTCATCTGCATTTTGTTGAGTTGCTTCTTGTTTAGACACTCCAGGAGTATCTCGAATCCAATTGACGATCTCTTGCCATGCTCCATCCTCCATTGGGCACAATACCACATCTTGAAGTTCAGTTGGTTGGAAATAACGTTTCAAGAATGTGGCTTTCTCTGGAGGAATACAAGGTGTTTGCACAGCATCTTCCTTCTTTGTTGGATCTGTGAATACCAGCTCATGATCAGCAAACCACTCCTGAATGGTGTTCATATTAAACAGGGGTAGTGCTTCATTTGAAACTGATAAAACTACATCATCTCCATAATAAAGACCAAAAACATGGGTTTGAAAATCGTCAAGTGTTTGCATTCCAGGTTGTTCTTTCATTATGTCAAGCCAAGCAAGCGCAAAAAGAAAACGATTATACTCGGTATTGAAACTTGCTGTTGATGGGCTGCCCGAGGGCTCACCCTGTGATAGTGCTATCAACAAGTTTGACACCAAGACAGTCGCATTGCAATGATCTTGAATTAAAGCTTGGTAACATCCATCATGGTCTCCGACTCCAGCACCAAAATGTTTATTCCATGCTTGACAAATGTCAAATAAAATGCTAAAAAGCTGTCCAGACACTTTTCCGTCAAAATGCTTATGATCTCCAGCAATCCAGTTGTCTCCTTTAGATTTGAGCTGCCAATACCATTGCGCCCATTCCGAAGAATGTACATTGGTACCAACACCATGTCCAATTTCATGTCGATGTTCTACAAGTCCCATAATAAAATCAAGACAATGCATGCGATGAAAAATGGTGAAAGCTTTGTTTCCAGCTGTGAAAACTCGAGGATACATAAATTTATTATGAGGTCGACGTTCATCTTTCAGAGTTGCTACCCACACAGATGGGTGATAATAATGATGAAGAGCATCATGGCACAATTTAAGTGAATCTTGCTCCAAGCGTTCATCAGAGATAATCAAACGTTCAGGTGTATTGTCGAACATCCAAGTTGATCCCTTCCAACCGCGTGGTCTCCAATTCACATAAGGATACCCTTCAGAAGAATGGCAATTTATACGTTGATAATTTGGAAAAGGTGGATC